CTGTTACTTTAGCAGCAAATGATCAAGCTAAAATATTAGATGTCAAAGGCACAACTAATATTGATCAGATTTACAAAAGATATGACAATATCTGTAAATTAATTAGAAAAGGCAATATCTCAGATGATATGGGATATGCCCTAGAATCCGAAATTATCAAACTCAAAACATATTTCATTAATGCTACTCAGCCAGTTGAGGAAACTACTGAGCCAGTCGAAGTCAAGCAAGAGATTGATGTTTATAAATACTTGTTAAATAATTTAAAATAATTCTTACTAAAATGGAAGAAAACGTAAAAAAACAGCTTGACCAAATAGGGGATCTTATTGATTCTAAATTGGAAAAAGCTCATGGACAAGCACTAGAAAGTGCTACTGGTAAGGCAGATGAAATGCTAAAAAGCGAAATTTCAAACCTTGCTAACAAATTTAATGAGAGATTAGATCAAATGGAAGTTGCTAACAAGAAAAATCTTGAGGCAAAAGCTAATGAAAATCTAACTTTCAAAGGTGGTTTAATGAAACAAATTAATGATGGAGCTATTGAAAATATCGTAAAAGGTAATTCAAGATCTGCATCTTTTGAAGTTAAAGCTGACATGACTGTTGGTGCTGACTTTACTGGAGAAGTTATACCAGCTGATAGAGTACCAGGATACAAATTTGATCCTACTCGACCAGTTCACATTAGACAATTAATCCCACAAGGATCAACTAGCTCTGATGTTATTAGATTCGTAAAAGAATCAGGATATTCAAATGGTGCTGCAACAGCAGCCGAAGGATCAACGCTAGCACAATCGGATTTCGATATGACTGCATCTGACAGCAATGTTAGAAAAATTGGAACATACTTTAGAATTTCTGAAGAAATGTTGGCAGATACTCCACAGCTTACTAGCTATATTTCAGCTAGAGCGCCAGAAAAATTATTAAATGTTGAGGATACTCAAATTTTAACTGGTAATGGATCTGCTCCAAATTTATCTGGTATTATTACTGATGCTGCTGATTTTGATGTGTCATCTGGTGGTGCATTTTACCAATCAGTTGAATCAGCTAATGAGTTTGATGTACTTGTTGCATCTTTAAACCAATTAGCATTATCTAACTACCAAGCTAGTTACATACTATTACACCCAACAGATTTCCACAAAATCTTATTATTAAAAGATAGCCAAAACAACTATCTTAAAGATCAAGTGTATTCTGGGTTACAACCTAACTTTATGGGAGTGCCAGTAATAATAAACAACGCAATTTCAAGCGGTTCATTTTTATGTGGAAACTTTAATGTTGGAAGTCAACTTTGGATAAGAGACAACGTAAATGTTGAGTTCTTTAGAGAAGATGGAACAAACGTAAGAGATGGTTTCGTAACTGTAAGAGTAAGCGAAAGAATAGCATTGACAAACTACTTGCCAAATGCTTTCGTAAATGGTTCATTCTCAACTGCAAAAGCAGCTTTAGAAACTCCATAATAATTACTTTTATTATAACTAAAGGGGTATTTATTACCCCTTTTTTTATGGGGTAAACTAAAATAAATATAAAATAAATGCAAAAAATATTTTGTATTTAAAAAAATTCTTTTATCTTTGGTGTATAATTAAAAACAAAACAAAAAATAATTATTATGACACAAATGACTAAACTTTCGCTACAAATTACAACAACTTGTTTTTCGGTTTTTACTGAATACGATAACTTAAATAATAACAATAAAACTTATAGTGGTCATGTACCTTATAAAAACTTAGAAGATGCTATTTCTAGTATTTATACTACAATGGCTTATAATGGTTCTAATGGTTTTAGATGTAATTTAAATGAGTATAATGTTATTACTTTTGACCAAAATCACAAACCAGTTTACAAAACTGTGGAAGCTAATTTATCTTTAATCAACTAAAAACAATGGGGGTGTAAAAACCCCCTTTTAAAAACTTAGATATGTTTGATATGTATAAAAAATTCTTAAAACAAGATCCAGACAACTGGAAGTGGTTAATAGCAATCCATGTGGTGCTATATAGTTTATGTTTAATCTTAATGTTAGATATATGAATTATAAGAACTTAAAATTAAAAGATGCTTTTAAATTAGCTATGGCTGATATGACTGATGTTTTATGTTTAGAAGCTCCAAAGCTAGTGCATAGTGTTGAAAGGAGTTGTGAGGTTGGTTTTGAATATCAAGTATTATATAGCTGGGTTGATTGGAGCCAGCCGGTTTCTAAAACATATCTAAATACTAAAGAGCAAAGACAATTAAATAAAGAGCTTGGAATTACTAAAGCTGAAACTTTAAATAAATTTTATAGATCATGAGTAAAAAATTATTTAGAATCGAAATGGCTACAACTGAATATATTTGGGCAGATACCAAAGATAATGCTATTGCAGATTGGCATAAGAAATATGATGTAAATAGTTCTGATAATTGGCATCATTTTGATTTTAATTTAACTGGTCAAGTTTGGGAAGTGCCATTTGAAAAGGAAAAAAATTGGGTAAAATTAAAAACAGATCAACAAAAAAAAATATAATTATGAGTTATAATAGAAATAAGTTTGAGCATAACTTTAAAAAATCTCGAGAGCAAAGAAAGTTTAATGAAAAACAAAAGCTCAACAATTTATTTGGTATAATGGCAAATGTCCAAAAAGATTCTTTTAAAAATGAATAGAAACTATATTAAGCACTTTTTAGCGATCCTTTTATTCTTTTTGATGTTTAGGGCAATAGAAATGTCAAATGACTTGTTAACAGCTATTATATTAGGAATTTTAGCTATATCGGTACTAACAAACAATAATCATGAGCAAGGCAGATAATAAAATAGTCATATTGGATACAGATACTATAATAGCCAGCTCTATTGAAAGGCAAGCATGGGATAACTTGCCAGCTATAAAAAAACTTTTAGTATTCAAGCATATGGATGCTATAAGAAAAATAATACAATCACACCCATTGTAATTATATAATTTTTGTTTTGTTTTAAATCGTGATTGTGTAAAACCCAGTTGTTAGTTCAGCTGGGTTTTTTTTATTTTTAGTAAATGACACATAATCAAAAAGGGTGTTTTGCTGAATATCATTTTGCAGCAACCGCCATATCTTTAGGTTATAATGTGTCAACTCCGCTTTCTAGCTCAAGCTATTATGATTGCATACTTGAAAAGGATGGCAATTTATTTAAGATCCAGGTTAAATATTTAGGCAAAGATCGTTTAAGGCGAGGCAATAGTATGCAAATAACTCTTAGGCGAACCGGTTTGGCATCTTATGAAAAAAAGTATGTTGACTATTTTGCTTTATATGATGAGTTCAATGATGGCTTTTTTATAATACCAAATCTTGGCCAAACTTGCTTAAAGATTAACATTAATGGTAAGTATAAAAATAATTTCAATAACTTTGCATTGATTTCATAAATAAGTTAAGGTGCTGCTACTTAAAAACTAGTGGCACTTTTTTTTTATCTTTACATAAAAATAATAGTTATGAAAATTAAACTTTTAACACCAGTCAAAAGAAATGGCCAAAATTATAAAGAGGGTGATATAATAGACATTCCAGAAAAAAATGTTGGTAAATGGATTAAAAAAGGTTGGGGTGAATCTATTGAAAAAATAGTCAAGAAAAAAGAAGTTAAAATTAAAAAAGAAACTAAGGAGTTAAAAATAGATTCAAAAGAAACCAAAAATGAGACAAATAAAGATTAATTCAACTGAGGGATCTGAAATTGTATTAGTAGCGACAGCTAAAGATTATATTAGAGTTAGCACTAGTGAGGATGATAACATAATTACCAGGATGATAACTCAAGCTAGAATATGGTGTGAAAATTATATATCTAGGGATATTGTATCCAAAAATAGAACTTATTATATGGATGAAACTAATGGCACATTTGATTTGCCTTTTGGTCCAGTTACAAGTATATCTAGTGTTACTAGTGATGGAACAGCTGTTAGTTATAGTGTACTTGGTTTAGATAATGAAACTATTGAGCTAGATGGCGGCTATGCTGACAAAGTAAAAGTTACTTACATAACAAGTGGATTAAGTGATTCATTGCTACAATCGGCCATAATGCAATTAACATCAACATATTATGATAATAGATCTGATTTTATAATTGGTAAAAATATAGATGAAGTGCCAACAAATGTTAGAGATATTTTAAATTCATATAAAGCAATGTTTTTATAATGGATGCTGGAAAATTAGATACAAGAGTACAATTTTATAAGTTGCAACCGACTAATGATGGCTATGGTGGCTTTACTAGTGATCCAGTTGTTATTACTACGTTATGGGCCAATGTTGAATATGTGAGTGGTGAAATGAATACAGAAAATGGCAGTCGTAAACAATCAAAAAAAATTAAAATAATAGTTAGAAATAAGGCGCTTGATTCGCCAGATAATTATTTTGAATATTATTTACAGTTTCCTGGCAATACTAGTAAATATAGAGTTGTCAATATGTTTGAAAGCACACCGGATTTTTATACAACAATCGAGGCAATAAGTTTTAAGTAATGAAAAGTAATTTAAAATTTAATAAAAAGGATTTAAACAATATTGATAAAATATTAAATGATTTAAGTATTGTAGTAAAAAATGCAAGCAGCAATAGATTAAATAGAGCTGCGGCAGAAATGACAAAAGAAATTAAATTAGGCGCACCAGTTAGAAGTGGTGATTTAAAAAAAACTACTCATTATGAAAAAACTAGTGAGGGTGTTTTTATAGAATCGCCAATGAATTATGCAAGTTTTGTAGAATTTGGAACTAGTAAACAAAAACCAAATCCATATTTTTTTAATCCTATAAGAGTTAGGTTTAGAAAATTTGTTGATGATCTAAGAAAACGATTTAATAAAGAAGTTAAAAAATAAGATGAGAGAGCCAATGCAATATATAAGACAAGCTATTATTTCTGCAATAGGTAGTCAGTCAATAA